AATCTTCATAATTAATTTATACTCATCTTCAGCAGGTAGCTCAAAGTCTTGATAGTCAGGCTGAGATGAATTGAATATTGGAGACCCATTCCCCAATGTAGTATATGTCCATTTAGGGTCTTTAGGATATCTAAAGTATTGAGCAACAATATCCTCATCTCCATCTATCGTTTCAGGATAAACAGTAATGCTGTCATATTCTTGGCTGTAACAAGGGAATGCCTTAGTAGGAGAAGTAAGATTTGAATTTATCAACATAGTAATCTTACTTTGGTTAACCTTCTCAACCTCAGTAAATTTCCCTCCATTGCTATACAATACTTTATTAATCATGAACGCCTCATTACCCGTAGTAAGCAATGATGGCAAAAAGTATTTATTGTCAGCGTCTTGAGTTAAATTAGATGTGACAGAGAATGTTTCAATAACCTCTTCAATCGTCTTTCTTAAGTTGGCATAGTGAGTTCCCGACAACCGAGAGTTCTCCATATTAACCACCTTATTGTACTGAGAAAAGTATTCTTCATAAAATTCCATCTGAGCTTGCTTAGCAAATAGGTTGAAGTCCGATGGCGAGATATATCCGTAGTTATTCTTATTCAGAACCGCAAGTACAGTATTCCTAACTGAATTAATCATTCCGCTCTTTTTTACAAAGATACGCAAAAAAAATGGGGGTCATTGACCCCCACTTATTAAGTATTAGTATTAATTACCTGATTCGTCTTCAGCTAGCTTTTGCAGCATGACAAACTTATCGCGACCTTCTTCTGCTTGGAAGTATCGAACAACCGTATCATAAGGGTCTTGACCGAATGGGATATTAATCATCTTGCTCTTGTTATTTTTCAAGTTGAAGAACACCTCAGTCTTATTCTTTCTAAATGCCAATAAGCCTGTAGAGAAGAATGAGTGAATCGTAGACTGCATTGACAACGTAGAGTCAGACATCACCTCTAAAAATTCAGCAGGAGATTCTTTTGCATACAATAGAATATCTCTCTTCAATTCTGTAGAAGTTAAATTGTCAGGGTCAATATTGAAAACAACACGAGCAATACTTTCCATTTCATTGATTGTCAAAGACTTAGCTTTAATCAAAGCATCAACTTCAACATTCAAATCTTCAATTTCTTTTTGTGCGTCTCTCTCAGTGTCAACCAAATCAAATATAACTCCTCTATCGGGATGATAATGAAGGAACATCTGAAGAACGGGATTGTCTTTTGGGACGTGTAATAAGCCATCTTCAAACATGATAGGCTCTAGGATGGCATTACCATCTTGCTCATCCTCGAATGGGCTCTTTTGATTGCGAGCATATCGAAGTGGGCGGTTAACATTGTTAGCCTCGTCATACCAAAGTAAAGAACGAGAAGCTGAACTGCGAGACCTAATGGTGTAGGTCAATGGCGATAAGCCATTAATTAGTTTGTAAGTTTTTGATTCTGATTTCATTTTAATTAAATTTAAAAAAGAGTGGGGTTTCCCCCACTCTTGTTAGTGAATAGATTATCCTTGGAACAATACGAAGTTGTTAGCACCAAGTACGCAAATACAACGCTCAGAAAGGAAGTGAACCTCCATAGCATCCAAGCTGCTGTTAGATGCGCCACCTGCAGAACCTGTAATCCAAGTCTTATAGCGGCGGTCTTCAGATTCAGAAGCGCGGTAACGAACGTGCAAGAAAGGACGCTTAGCATTCTTACCCATGATTTGGTCATACACTGAAGTTGAACCTGCAGGTACTAACAAGCCATTAACTTTAGAAGCAGGAAGAGCAAGCTGACCACGCATAGTTGGGTCGTTCAAATATTTCCAATCAGACTTATAAAAGTCATAACCACGACGGAATCCTGAGAAGCCAAGGTTCAAAGCCATGTCGCGATTGTTATCAAACAAACCAAACGAAGCAAAATTTGCAGCAGATCCTGATACTCCCAATCCATTGAATGATGCCAAGGTATCATCAATAGAAAGGCTAGCTTCGCGGTTCAAGAACAATACGTTCTCTTCAATAGCTCCTTGAGTATCCAATCGCTTAACGATATTATCAATATCAGTCATGTTAGCGATGTTACCATTGAAGATGTTACCATAAGTTTCAACTTGGTTGAACACCCCGCGAGACCCTAAGAATCCTGCAGTAGCAGCACCTGACCCTGAGGCAGCAGGAACAGCTTCCAACATAGAAGTCTCAAGATAGTCGTCGAAACGAAGGCGAGTCTCGTGCTCTGCTTTCAAGTACCACAAGTATCCTGTAGCACCATTCTCAGTAGTTACTTCAACCCATCCGATTTGAGCCATATCAGACCCGCTAACAGCATACTTATCTTTCAAGATAATAGGCTTATTCTCGAAGATGAAATCTTGAGGCTCAATTTGACCATCCATACCTACAGTCCCTTTTTTGAACTCAGAACCGTAGATGAAGATAGTAAATGTATTGCCTACGTTACTGTTAGTAAATGGAGAATAGAATGCAACATCAATTGTACCTGTGGTAGATGATGTACCTGCAGTAACAGCTGTTACAATACCTTTTGCCATCGGGGTAGTTCCCGTTCCTCCTGCAATAGCAGTAGGGGCGATTGCCACAGTCTGTCCAACACGAATTGCCAAAGGCTTAACTGACTGAGCAGTAGAACCGAACTGAGGCAATAAGTAAGTATCTGTAATAGTAAATGTTGCAGTGTTAACAGGTGCAACAGGGCTTTGAACTGTTGTAGTACAGTTCGTGTACTTAATGTGCAAACGGCCCTGTTCTGCCCAAATAATCTTATCAGAGATAGATGGCATCTCAGCTCCAACCATACGAAGGAAAGAAGAGATAGAACGGTTTCCGTAACGCTCGAACTCCTTCTCATAAGTATCAGGAAGATACTGATTCAAGAAGTCGAAGCTAGTGATGTAGTTTGTTGACAATGCAACCTGCTTACTTGAGGGTTGAATTGCAAACGTAGGTGATGATGCAAAAGCCATAATCTAGTTTTTTATTTTTTAAACTTAACGGTTAGTCGGTTTCCACTCTCAGGATTCAAAACCCTAATGCTTGGTGTATCACCTGACCTCACAACCGCAGTCGCAGCGTTGGCACTCATGTCGATATTCTTAATCTTCTTGTCGAGTCCTTCTACGGCTTCTGCTTTACCCTGTTCATAAAAGAACTGAGCAAACTTGTCGGGGTTCATAGCGATAGACAAAGCTTTATGGTATCCAACCGCATCGTTCATTAAGCCACTCTCATCCACGTACTTATTAATAAAGTTCAATGGGTTTGATTGCAACTCTTTGAGCGACTTCGCATCGCTTGGTGTGTACAATAATGACTTTTCTCCTAACTTAAATTCAAAACCTTTGAATCCGTCACTGAATACTTCGTCAGTTTTCTTGTAAAACCAATCGCGCTTACGGTCGGCTTCCTCCTGCATAGTCTTAGCCTGACTGATATATTGCTTGTAAGCATCGAACTCTTCCTTCTCAGCAGCAGGAATGGCATTAGCTACTGACTCAGTAGGCATGCGGTATTGTTCCTTTTGCTGATTGAAATAATCCTTAGCTTGGGCAATCGCTTTCTTTTTTGCCAACTTAGCTTTCTTGATTACCATGTCATCATCCAAGTCCTCATCGTATCCGTACTCAGCCATGACTACATCTAAGTCATCTGAGTCCATGTGAGGATTAGTTGATAGGTGATATTCCTTAAGCAGTTGGTCGGGGTCGATTGAATTGTAGTCCTTCTGTAAATTCAAGAAGTCTTCGATTCCTCGGCCCGTTTCTTTTTTGTACTTCAAGAATGCTGACACGTCTTCGGGCAACGGCTCGTTGTCGTTACGCTCAGCGACTAAATCATCAAAAGACTTAATCTCCTTGTTGTACCTTTTTCCAAGATATGAAAGAACTGTTTCGTCATCAAGCTCACTCTGAGCTCCTTGACTTACTTCATTTGCTGCTTGCGCTACTTCTGCATCAGCCGCTGCTTGCGCTGCTGCTGCTGCTTGCTCAGCTTCATGCTTCGCTAATAGCGCTTGCTCCTGCTCCTGAAGCGATTTTTCTTCACCCCCATCGAGGGCTCTTACTTGAATTTCCATTGAATTAAATTTTTACAAAGGTAATACTATTTTTTATTTCGGCCCGAAGGCTTCTAAACCAAAGCCATCAAGCGTATCTTCCGAAGATTCAAAGTTCAATGGCGGTAAATTATTCTTGCGCTGATTAATCAACTGAGACTGCTGAGTATTCTGCTTGCTGATACGCTCATCCTTAGCCTTCTCCTTCTTATCCTCACGACTAAGAATCATATTAGCATCAACGCCCTTCAACTGCATATTATATTGGAACTCCTGTTCCATCAACATACGCTTCGCTTCAACCTCGGCATTCATTCTACTAATATCAGCCTGAGCCTCAAGAGCAATAATCTGCTGCTTCATCTGAAGCTCAGCTTGCAACTTCTGCATCGCTGTCTGTGCAGCAAGCTCCTGACTCTTCAACTGTTGCTGAGACATCATGGCCTGCTTCTGCATCTCCATCTGCTCACGCTTCTCCTGAAGACGAACACGCTTCATTTTTAACAACTGATTAGCTAACTTGAGGTTCTTAATCTCACGAATATCAATGGCATCCTCAAGATTGATATCACCCTTAGACAATGCCATCTGAATGTTGGCCTCCAACTTGGCCTTCTCTTCTTCATCAGGAGATACCTCAATAAAGATTCCGAAGTCATAGATGTACAAGTCCTTAATCTCATCCAACAAAGAAACATTATACTTGCCAATCTTATTAGCAAAGTCATCTTTGAAGTCAGCATACTCAAGAATGTCAGAGATACGATACGTTAACGCCTCAGATAAAGACCTGAACATAAACAAACTGCCATCAAGGATATGACGAGTCGCTGTGTTAGAGTTAAGCGCCGCCAACTTCTGTAAGCCAACCAAAGAGTCAGGGTCAGGAGTACTGCCGTCACGAGCCTCATTCAGCCCCGTCACGGTACGAATCATGTCAAGGTAATGGTTGTAGTTGGCAAGCAACATTTGCGTCTTCCCTGCGCCTGAATTTGAGTTGAGCTCTTGAATAGGAACACGGGCATTATTAAACTCACCATCTTGTGTGTAGCTACGTCCAACAACACTACCCGTTTGGAAATACAAACGAAGAGCATCCTCAGGAGTATAGGCTGCGCCATTACCCAAGTCAACTTCGTTCAATCCATCAGCGTCAATGAACACCCCATCAGGTACAACACGAGCAATCACTTGCTGTAACTTCAAGTGAGTAATCTGAATCAAGTCAGCGAATGGAATCATTCGGCGAACCAACGACTCGATATTCCCTTTGTACATACGAGGAGCAATAGCCACGTAGTTAGGAATGGCATGCTGAGATGTAGACTTAGGACGAACCATGTTCTTCATCATCTCCCACTTCAAGATAATATTCGTACCCATCACCATGATACCATCGTACCATACGTCAATGCGCTTCTCAATCTTCTCGAAGTTACCCTCTTCCATCTTTTCTACAGGAGGATTGAAAGTATCATCCTTCTCAATTACCTTAACGCCACCCGTCTCTAATTTCTTCTTCTTATAGACAATCTTCTTGGTCGTCTTATAATTGAAGTACATCAAAGTGCAAGTGTCGCGATAGAATAAATTGTCCTGATAGAATTGAGCTACATTGAAATAGTCATACCAAGATTGGCTATACTTAGAAATGTCCTCCATCTGCTCAGGAGTAATCTTCGGGTCAATCTTAACCAACTCAGTAATAGGGATAGTCTTAATCTCACCCCAATAGAAACAGTCCTTGAAGTACGGGTCTTCAGTATAGCTGTGAACTACATTCGCAGGGTCAACATAAGAAATCTCAACGCCCGAACCTTTCAAGAACTCATGCTTGCCTACAGCAATACCAATAGTGGTAATGTCGTAGTCAAATCTCTTACGCAAATCGTAGTAGTGATTCTCTTCAAGGATAGTATTGATGGCCTCCTCTTCAGCAATCTCAATCGCAGGCTTATAATGCAACTGCATATACAATGACAACTCCTCATCATTCTGAGGTAATTCATCAGGATTCATCATGAATGGGTCAAACCCTGTCTTCTCTTGAATGATGCTAAGTACTTTCTTGCCCGCCATCTGAGTCTCGACCATGTCTTGATACTTGCTGCGGTTAGACTGCGACATAGCATCTTGAGCATAAGCCTTGACCTTGAACATACGGTCGGTCATTCCGTTAACAACAATGTCAACAAACTTAGGGATGACAGGAACGGGAGTCCAATCAAGGTTAAGGTAAGATAGGTCGCCATCAATTGCTAACTCATTCTTATATTTGCCAATAGGCTGCTCACCACGGGCATACAATCTCAGTCTATGAAAATCTCTCCATCGACTATAGAACCTACCATAAGTAGAGCTGTCTCTTTTAAACCACTCATACTGAATGGATTGCCCAACCTGAAGACCAAATTCTTCGGTATCTTTTACCGAATCAGGTACGAACTGATTGGGGAATGTAGCATTCGCTATATTAATCTTAACTTCCTTCATCGAATCAATTGGCTTGTATTGCCATCATTACTATACCTTGCAAAGTTAAGAACTAATTTCTTTTCTTTTTTCTCAGCTTGGTACAGATGTTTTTGGTTGGCCATGATAGCTAATCCCGAACTAATAGATGCGTCAAATTTAGTTCTGTTAGATATATCGAACTTAGACCAATCCTCAAGAGTCCTCAAGAATGGCATGTCTCCTATTTCAGAAGGATCTCTATATTTGCCTGTAACATCAAACCCCACATATTTTTCTATGTATGATTCAATCGCAGAAGCATGTGCTTGGCGCACATCTTCAGATGAGTTTGGAATCCCACCAAGCTCACGCTCAGTTGCAGACAACTTAGCAAATGCCTTGTCAGGTCTATTCATGGAGTATCCTCGGTATCCCCTGTTCTTCAAATGGTATAAGAGTCTAGGCTTATTATTCTCAGCGAGGACAGGCATACCGTAAAAGACCAATGCCATAAGCACATCTTCAAAGAATATCTCAGCCGTCTGAGGACGAGCAACGTATTCTAAGAAGAAAGAATTGACAGGCCCTTCATCCATGTGGAACTTAGTCATACCGTGTAATGCGCCATTTGAACCACGTCCGTCTGTGACAGCAGAGATGT